ATGGCCGACCCGATCAAGTATCAGCGCCCGCCGGTTGAGCTTGCGGGAGCGATGGACGCCTACCTGTATGGCTGCACTCCCGCCGAAGACTGCGGGGTATGCGCGTCGCTCATGCATGAGCTGGACGACGCCAAAAAGGCCGAGGACTGGGGAAAGGCGTACGACGCGGCGGCAGCGGTACGCAACCACCCAAGGCACGATCAGCGCCCCCGTTCCATCTCCGCGACCGGTAGTCCGTGCTCTGCTCCCGTGGTCACCAAATGAGCGAAGTGGAGCCCCATACATGGGCCTGTCACATCTGCGCCGAGATGATCGGCGTGTGAGGTCCTAACTACGAGAGAGAGGTGATCAGTCGGTGAGTGTCTCGCTGGAATTCGAGCTGTCGCTTAGAGGTGGGCCCCCTCTGCCCAACCCGCCCCCGGCGCCGTCTCCGCCGGGAACACCCCCCGTGTAGGCACACAGTCAGCCCCCGCCGACGTGATCGGCGGGGGCGCTTTGCGTTCAGTCGAACTTGGTGCGTCTCGGGTAGCAGCATCCCGTGAGGCTGACCCACGTTGCCTTGAGGGTGGAGACGATGAGCTGACCGTCTGGCTGGACGTCGATGCGGCATGTGGGGGGTCCGGCGCTGCCCCATTGCACGCCGCTGGACATGACGGCGAACCGGTCGGGGCGCCCGTAGTACGGGACGACCGCGACCGTTGCCGATTGCTCGATGGGCTGCCCGTTGGCGCGGGCGATCTTGCCTGTCAGGAACACCATGCCCCCGGACAGGGCGTAGCCGGGAATGTCTCCGTCATGGGCGATGAACCCGTCAAGGATTTGGAGCGGCACCCACGTGAGCTTGAGGCTGTCGAGGGTGTCGCAGATGGCTTGCATCTGTTCCCAGCCGCGCGGCGGGTCGGCGGGCTCGGGGTAGGGCAGGCGCAGGTCCGGGGTGTACTTGGTCATGAGAGCTCCAGTCGGCAGAGGATGACGTTTGCGGCTGAACTGACCAGCACAAGCACGGAGTTGCCCGGTGCCGGCTGAATGTCAGGGGGTACGAGAGCGGTGGTTTCGGCGGTGCTTTCCAGGGCGACCGTGGCCTTAGCTCCGGCGACGGCGGTGACCGTGGCGAGCACGAAGCGCGGGCCTGGGGTGGTGGGGCGTTGGCTGAGGACTTGGGCGACGGTCGGCATCACGGGCTCTCTTCGTCTTTGGGGGCGTTGGTGATCGTGAGGGACATCGGGCCGGACGCGAGGAGCGGCAGCGTCAGGGAGGTGACGCGGCCCCGGAACGCGGTTCCGTCGGTGACGACTTCGGCGACGTCGCCGAGCTCTACCGCCGGATCGGGCACGCACTGGATCGGCTCGGTGCGTGAGATCGCGGAAGCGCTCACGAGGAGCTGCCGGGCGGTGGCGAGACAGTCCGCGCTCGTGGTGAGCATGTCCGACTGGTAGAAGCGCGGGCGGCGTCCCCAGGGGCCACCCACGCGGATCGGGGAAAGCGGGTCGGTGATCTCCGCGACCGCGTACGGCGCGGGTTCCTGGTTCTCCCCCGCCTTCCCCGTGGCGATGACCGCGTTGTACAGGCGGCCTCGTTCTCCGGTGCGCTGGCGGGTGACCACGGTCCCGTTGCGGCCGGACACGAGGCGCAGCTGATAAGGCGTGGCGGCGGTAACCGGGGCATAGGCGGGGGCGGCGGCGAGTTGGCCCTGGTCATCGACGTACCAGCGCGCGCCCCACGCGTCGCACAGGTCGTCAAGGTTGCGGGTGCGGTCGCGGTCCCACACGGTCAGCGCGTTCACCTTCCGCGACGGCAGGTGGGAGTCGATGACGGTGGGGAGGATGTTGTCCGCGAGGCGCGTGAACTCGGTGGCGTAGGTGTTGTTCTTGGCCGGGGTCTCGGTGCGGTAGTGGCGTGCGTCGGCCAGGAGCTGGGCCAGGTCAACGCCCGTCACGGTGAGCGCGCCCTCGTCCTCGGCGCGCTCCCATCCGGTGATCAGGTACCAGCCGTGGTCGAGTAGCTCGCTCTGGCCCGCCGGGTGGTGGATCCCGGCCCGGATGTGGAGACGCTGGCCGTAGGCGGCGAGCGGGTGCGCGGGGTTGCTGCCCGGGTCCCACACCGTGCCGTCCGGGGTGCGGGCCGCAACGGTGAGCGTGACGCGGCGGCGCAGCGTGGCGGTGTCGTCGTAGGTGATCGAACCGGACACGATCGGGATGCGGTCGGCCAGGCGCACCCCGGAGCGCCAGGATTCGACGGTTGCGGCGACGTGGTGGGCGGCCGGGATGACGTGGGGCCACGTGAGGGATGTGGGGCGCATCGTCAGCCTTCCGGGTTCCAGCGCGACAGGTCCAGCCAGGTGGGCATGTCGGCGGGGATCGCGTCCCACCGGGCCCAGTTCGCGGCCACCTGGTCCCAGCCGACCCGCAGCGCCCGCGCGGTAGCGGGGATCGGCGCCACTTCCTGTACTTCGACTTCCACGAGGCGCTCCCACGCGTCGCCGAGTTCGGGGTACAGGCGAGACTCGGTGATGTCGCCGACCGCCGCGTAGGTGGTGCGGATCGCGCTGTCTGGCTGGGTGCGGAGCAGTACCAGGCGCCCGGCGAGGAGCACGCCGTAGAGCGCTTCGAGCTCGGCCTGGGTGCGGGTGAGGAACACCCACTTCCCCTCGGGGATGGTGTGGATGTCGGACAACACCACAGGGTCCGGCCTGTTGAGGACGGTGAGGACGCTCTGGCGTGCCTTGCTGGTCCGCTCGGCCCAGGCCCGGAGCGTGACGGCCACCGTCGCCGCGCTGGTCGTGTCGGTCAGGAAGCATCCCCGGGTGCCGTCGATGAGGATGGGGCTCGATTCGATGATCTGGACGGTGCCGTTCTTGCGGGTGATCGTGAGCCGGTAGATCACGGTCTGTCCCAGCGGCGCCTCGTGGTCCTCGATCGAGATCGCGCCCGAACTCTTGTCGCCGAGATAGATCGGTACGTTCTGGTCGCCCCCGCCCTGGGGCGCTACGCGTTCGATCTGCCAGGCGGTGACCGTTCCCGCATCGCCGATCCACGCATCAATCTGGATATGCGGTACCGGCTGGTCGGGGGTGACGGTGGCCCACAGCGTGGCCGGGCCCACGTCGACATCCACCGTGGCCGACGCGGTCTCCGTGGCACGGTCGGTATCGGCCCACGTCTGGACGAACTCGCCCACCACCGACCACAGATCGATGGCCCTTTCGAGCAGCTGCCACGTGGCGTACAGGACCGGGCAGGGGGCGGTGACGGTCGCGGTGTAGGTGTGGTGGCCGGGGTCGCTGTACTGATAGGTCCCCGTTCCCGTGCCGGTCGCGTCCAGCGTGATCTCGACGCTTCGGCCGTCGCCGGTCGCTACGGTCGCTTTCCCGGCCTGCTTGCCGTTGGTGACCGTGAACGTTGTGGTCGCGCGGTCGTCGGGGGTGGCACTGGTCTTGGCTTCCAGCGCGAGGCGCGGCAGCGGCCACGGCTGGTCCCCGGCGACCATCAGGCCCAGCCCCCGGCGGCGAGGCGGGCGCCGTCCTCCAGGAGCGCGCGGTTCACCGTGCGGTGGATGCGGCCCTGAAGCTGCTGCCCGTCGATGGACACCATGAGGTGAAACTGCGGGTTCAAGCTCAGCGCGGTGCGTCCGCGCGTGGGTGCGTTCCTCGGCCCGCCCAACCACTCTGCGTTGCGGCCGGCTGAACGCAAAGTGTTCGCCTGCTTCGGTGCGGGACTGGACAAGAGCCCGCCGATCGCGCCCCCGATGTCGGACAGCACCTTGGGCATTTTGATCTTGCCGAGCCAGTTGATCAGTGAGCTGACCTTGTCGATGACCCACCCGATAGCGTCCTTCACGGCGTTGAAGCCGGATACGAGCCCGTTCCAGATGGATTTGAACGCCCCGCCGACGTACCCGCCGAGCGTCTTCAACTGTGCCCAGACGGCCTGAACGATCCCGCGAAAGGTGCTGGATCGCTGGTACGCAAGGTAGACCCCAGTCGCGAGCCCGGCCACGAGCGCGATTACGAGCCCGATCGGGTTGGCGGACATGGCGGCGTTGAGGAGCCACTGGGCGGCGGTCCACACGGTGGTAGCGATCCGCGTGGCGTTCATCGCCACGGTCTGGGCGCCCATGGTGGCCATCCACACCAGACCCCGCACGTTGGCCGCTACGACGGCTGCGAGGTAGGGGCCCGCCAGGATCGCGGCGGCCACGCCGATGGCGGCGATCAGCGGTGCCCAGTCAGATACGGTCTGGGCGATCCACTGGACGAACGAGGCGATAGCCGGGATGACGACGGTGAGGATCGTCGCGGCCAGAGTCCCAAGGACCGGCAGCACGTTGGTGATGAGGAACGCGCCGAGCGTCTGGAGCACGGGAACAACGTTGGTACCGATCCAGGAACCGAGCGCGAGCAGTGTCGGGCCGAGCTGGCTTCCGATGGTGCTCGCGAGCGCGCCGATCGCGGGCAGTACGTTCGCGTTGACCACCGTGGCGGCCTGGGTCAGGTACGGGAGAACCTTGGTGCCGAGGGCTGCGACCATGTTGTCCCACTGCGCGGAGAGGCGCTGCACCTGCCCTTGCAGGGTGTCGGCCTCTTTCGCGAAATTGCCCGTCGAGTCCTTGGACTGCTCGGTGATCAGCGCGAGGCGCGCTTGGGTGTCGGTGAGGTTCTGTGTTGCGTGGGCGGCCTTGTAGGCCTGGACGGCGGTCTGCGAGAGGTTCAGGCCGTAGCGCTCGGCCGGGTCGGCCTCACCCCGGAACGCCGCCGTGAGCGCTTCTACGGCTTCCTGGGTGGTGCCGCCGAACATCGACGCGAGGTCGGCGCCCTTGGTGATCAGGGAGTTGGTCAGCTTGCCAACGTCCCCCAGCGCAACGCCCTGGTTCTTCAGGGACGCACCCAGGATCACGGCCATGCCGCTGTAGGACTCTTTGGAGAGTCCGGCGGCCTGGGCGGCGTCAGCCGCCCACCGTTTCATCTGCTCCGAAGAGCCTTTGAAAACCGCGTCGAGTGCCCCGAAGTTCTGCTCTACCTCGGATGCGCTCTTGACGGCCTTGGTGGCGAACGCGGCGATACCGCCGAGCCCGGCTGCGGCAGCCGCCGTGACGGCCATGCCCTTGATGGTCGAGCTGAGCTTGTCGAAAGCGCGCTGCGCTGTCTGGGCGCCCTGCTGGGCCCGCCGTGCATCGGCGGTGATCCGCACAGAGAGGATGGCCGGTCTACCCATGGGACTACGCCCCTTCCTCCACCCCCTCGATCTGCTCCAACAGCCGCCACATCAGCGCGACTTCCGCATTCGTCAGGCAGCGCACCTCACGCGGGCTGATACCCCAGGCTCTCGACAGGGCAACCCGCGCATACAGGCGCGCTACGTAGGGTCCGCATCGTCCTCCACATCGACCGCATCGACCATCACGAGATCGACAATCTTGAGCGTCTTCCACGTCTCGTCCGGGATGGACGGGTCATCACGCTGCGCCAGGATCACGGCGGCGGCTCCGGCCACCGACATGGCGCGGGCGCCCATCTGATCGGCGGTGATCCCGACCATCGCGCACGCGCGGTCTGTCTCCTCCACCGTCAGCTCGTTCATGTCGCTGACCCACTTCTTAGGCACCTGCTTCCGCCCTTCTGACAAGCTCGCGCAGCGCGCGTTCGTAGTTGTCCCGCCACTCAGGCTCGGTGCGCTGGGCGGCGATCGCGATGAACGGGAACCCGCCGATCGGGCCGCCGCGCCAGCCGCGCGCCGGATTGGGGCGGCTCGGCCATCCCCAGTGCACGGGACCCGCGTAGCGCACCGAAGCGCGCCCGGCCCGCACGATGGCCATCGTGCGGGTACCGGAGCTGCGCAGCGTGCGGGCCATCCGGCCCGAGCGGCGCGGCGCCAACGTGGCGGCGGCGCGTTCGACCACGGTGGCGGCGCGGGAAGTCACGCCCTTCAGACCGTTGAGGAGCTCGTTACCGCCGACGCGGCGCAGCGCCCGGCGGACGTCGCGCATGCCGTCGATGGCGTAGACCGTCGCGGCCATGGTCAGCCGTCCTTACGGGACTTTGGTCCCGGTGCCGGCTGGGCCGAAAGTCCTTCCGCGGTGGCCTGCTCCGCCCCGTTCGCGGGCTTGGGTGCCTCGGTCCGGACGGGCTTGCCGACGACCGGCCACTCGGCGTCCGAAGTGATGCGGGTGTTCACGTCTCCGCCGATGACGACGGCGGCCACGCCGCATGTCCCGCTGTACGTCGGCCCGTCCTTGACGGGCTGCCACGAGAACGCGACTTGTGTCCCGTCGTTGTCGAAGGCGAAGTTGATGAAGCCTTCCTTCGACTCCCAGTCCTGGATACCGGTGAACTTCAGCACCCAACTGGTCTTGGTGGACGCGGCCAGCGAGTCGCCGCACAGCACCTCTACGGCCTCCCCGGAGTCCTCCTGTGAGGGTTCCAGGGTGACGGCGGTTGCCTGGCATGAGGCGGTCAGCGTCGGGGTGTCCTTGGGCCCGAAGACGAGAATGCCTTCCTTCAGCTTGGACTCGACGATGGTCATACGTACTCCTCTACCGTGACCTGATAGGCCATGGACGGCTCGATGTGCGACGGGTCGGAAAGCGGCTCGTAGGAGACGAGTTCGGCCAGCGTCCAGCCGGGCCCGTCATCCAGGACGGTCAGCACCTGGTCCAGGAGCTCGGCGAGCGGATCGAGCTCGGCGCGCGCGCCGGGCAGACCGATCACGAGAACCTGATGCTTGGCCTTGTAGCCGCCGCACTGGACCCCGTCCGGGGTGAGCTGCGGCGGGGCGATCAGCACGCACGGCGCGACCACGTTGCGCGGGTCGGTGGTGACCGGCCGGTCGACCTGGGCGCGGATCCGGTCGGCGAGGCGTTCCATGGCGTCGGTGACGCGGGACATGACGATCACCCGACCTGGGGCGGCGACCACGAACCGATGCGCAACAAGCGCTCGACGTCCGGATCCCACTTGGCGACGTAGGCCGGTCCGGCGTCCCCGTACACCGCGACGCCGGTCGGCGAGGAGCGGCGCGCGAAGAGCCGTTGGGCCTGCATGAGGAGCGCGGCCCGGATGTCCTCGGGCCAGACCGGTACGTCATCTGCTTGACGTACAGGACTGGCCGGAGACGTACCGGGCGACGGCGGCCGGGACAACGTCCGCAGGCGCGGCACGGTGTCGACGGCGAGCGCGTTGATGGCGGCCACGGCCTGGGCGAGCCATACGCCGTCCGCCGTCCCCGGGTCGGGGACGGCGATACCGATGACGGCGCACACCTCGGCCACCGTGATTTCTGCGGCGGCCATGGCTACTTGCTGCCCCCGGGCTTCGCCTTCTGCTTGAGCGGGGCGAGCTCGGCAGGCTGGGCCGGATAGGTCGCCAGATAGCCGTACGTGGCAATCTGCGTGCTGAGCGCGGACGGTTGGACGGCCTCAAGCATGCCGCGAAGGTCTTCGTAGACCTCGACGGCTTCCGAGACACCCACGATCAGCGTTCCAGCGGGGAGCTGTCCACCGACCACGATGCGCAGGCCCACGAAGTCACCGCCCGCCGGGTCGGACGGCCGGACCGACCCGAGCGCATTGGACGGCGAGAGCACCGGGAACAAGGGCCGCTTGCTCTCATCCACGTGGCTGCCCAGAAGTGCCCAGATGTCCGGGGACATCCACACGCGGTCAGGGGGATTGTTGTGCGGCTGGTAGACCGTGGCGGCGGCGGTGTAGATCGCGGCGTTCAGCGCGGCCGGGTCGTCCAGGTCGACCTCAACGGGCGTTCCGGCGGTGGTCACCAGGTCCGTACATGCCCGGGTCTCCGCCTGCCGCATCAGATTCGAGGTCAGGTCCTCGATGATCAGCGACAGGGCCCCGGGGGTCGTCCAGTCGACCACCTGCCGGGAGATGTTGACCCAGCCGCCGTACGTGCTCTTCGCGACGTCCTCGGCCGACACCTTGAGCTGCTGACTGGCAAGCTCGTCCAGTTCCTTCGCCTGCTGATCCACCTTCGTGTGCTGGGTGATCCGCAGCCGCTCGAACTTGTTGGACGTCGACGGCATGGTGCGCACAGCAAGGGAGTTCCACACCGGGCGCAGCGTGCTGAGCCGGTCCTGGATCGGGCCGACGATCACCTGAGGCAGCAGACCGGGAACCATGTCAGTGGTCTCGTTCGCGGTCGCTGCACGGATAACGCGGGTGACGCGCTCGAAAGGGATGCGGTTGCCGTTGACCATGAGTTCCAGCGAGGCGGCCAGGTAATCGGCCGCGTCCACGCGTTCGCGTCCGGCCACGATGCCGGGCAGGCGGCGGCCGTAGCCGTCGCGGTCGATGACGCGCGCGGGGCGGTGTGCGTCGGCGGTCTCGATGCTCGCCGTCACCTCGGGCGCGGCGAGCGGCGCGGCCTGCTCGGGCGCGCGGAGCTCGGCCATGATGCGGCGGACCGTTTCCTCTACCGCCTCAACCGGCGCGGCCGGGGGCGGGGGCGTTGTGGGCTCGGGAGGCATGGCGGAAGTCCTTTCGGCGGTGACGCGGGTAGCCCGCGCGTTGGTGTAGGCGGGGAGCGCCACGAGGGACACCTCCCGCAGGGCGGCGCGGGTGACGGTCACGCCCTTGCCGTCGTCGTCCTCACTCCACTCGATCGGCTCGACCCCCACGCTCAGCCCGTCCAGCACGCCATCAGCGGCGAGCGAGAGAGCTTCGTCGGCGGCCTGGTGGCGGCCCATCCGGAAAATGGCGTCGGCGCGGATCTCGGAGTCAGCCAGCGTGCTCATGACGCCGAGCGGCTGGGCGCGGTCGTGGTCGCGCAGCAGCTTGACGCGGGTCAGGTCCTGCTCGGCCTCAAGCGAGCCGGGCGCGAAGGTGACCCCGTCGAACGGGCCGCCCGGGTGCGAGCGAACGCCGTATTCGAGGATCTGGCCCTCAATGGTGCGCTCCCGGGGCTCGGCGGCCTGGTCCTGGTGCTCATCGTCGGCGGCGACCACAGCAGTCAGCGGCGACGTCATTCGCAGCATCACGGCGCATCAACTCGCTTGGGTTCAGGCGCCGTTGAGGGCTCGGCGGCCGGGGTGGGCGCGGGCTCGATTTTGGGTGCGGCCCCCGACAAGTCCTCTGCGTCGCGTGCTTCCTGGCGTGACATCACGCCGAGCGGGATGAGCGCCTGGTAGCGGTGCGCGCGTTCCAGCGGGACGGCCCGCGAGAAGTCATCGAGGCAGAAGCGGACCTTCTGCCCGCGCGGGCTGCCGTTGCGGTCCGACATGCTCAGCCGCTGCTCGATCGCAGCGAGGTAGGGACCGAAGCACAGCTCGATCAGGTCGCGGCGTTCGCTCTCCAGGTTGCTGTAGGTCATCGAGTCGCCGGAGGTGACGGCGGCGTACCGGGGCGGCAGACCCAGGTGACGCACGAGTTGCAGTGCGCATTCCTCGCGCGCCTCCACCAACTGGAGCTCGGCCGCCGTCGACTCCACCGACTCGTACTCCACCGAACTGTTCAGCCACCGTGTGGTGCCGCCCGCGAAGCTGCCCTCCCACCGGTCCAGCAGTTCGCGGACCTCATCGTCTGTGAGGTCGTACTGGCCCACCTGCCGCAGGTAGCCGGTCGGCACGGACGGGGAGGCGTACCGGTTCGCGGCGAGCTCCAGCATGATCGCGGTCGTCACCGCCGACCGCCCGTGGATCAGGAAACCCTCATCCGGGCCGTCGAAGCGGATCAGATCATCCACCGGGACCGGGTGGCCCTTGTAGGTGGCCCATTCCCGGCTGATCTCGTCCGAGCCGGGCGCGTGCTGGACCTGGACGTACTCGGGGTCCAGGCGCACCACCTTGGTCGGGTAGCCGGTCCAGGAGTCGCGGTCGGTGACCTTCCACCACGCATGCGGGTAGAAGATCAGATCCGCGACGGTGGCGGCGATGGTGCGGCAGTACGGGCGCCACGTCTCGGGCTGCTCCAGGAGCGGGCCGGGCTCGATCTGCTCGCCCCAGCGCCAGCGGATCAGCGGGAGACCGCCGACCGCCCCGGAGATCAGGTTCACGGAGCGGCGCACCACGGGGACTTGAAGGGCGACGGCACGCGGCACCATGCCGCCCGACAGCCATCCGCCCACAGGATCCGCGCCGGAACGGATCTGGTGAGCCAGGACGGGGCTGACTCCGGAAACCCCGCCCCGGCCTGGAACGGGCGTGTCCCCGATCTGAAGTGAGGCGGCGGCCTGCACGACCCGTGCGCGACCCACCAACCGTGACACCGGGGCGAACCATCCCATGTCCGACACCGTACGTGTTACGTATAACGTCCGCATATCGGACGCCCCGCAGGTGGTAGCCTCTGGCTCCCCCGGGGCCAGACCTCACCCCCCAGTCCCGGCCCCGGGGGACCTTCGGCCAAGCCGCGGTAGGACTTTGGTCCCGGGGCCGGCACAGTCTTAAGTCCCGACGACGATGAGGCGCGGGGCGGGGGTCTGCTCGCCGGGGTGGGTCAGTCCGTAGGCGGCGAGCTCGGCCGCGATGAGCGCGGCGGGTGAGCTGCCGTCCTCGGCCATGAGCCGCGACACGACTTCCTGTTCCCGCACGAGCCGGGTCTGTGCGGCCGACAGGGCGGCGTCCAGTCGTCCGGTCTCGTCGGGGCGGTGGGCGAGGGTTCCGGCGGTGAGCTGGTCGCGGAACTCGGCGTGGGCCTGGACGACGTCCCCCGCGCTGATGGGGATCAGCGGGACCTGTACGGCGCGCTGTTCGGACAGGGCGGCGTGCACGGTTCCGGCAGGGCCGTGCGCGTCCACGACGACCGCGACCGGGCGGTGACGGCGTACGAGCTCAAGCAGGCGCGGAGCGATCCAGCCGACGCCGCCCCGGCCCTCGATCACCTCCACCGCGCTCCGGCCGTCAGGAACGCGTCCAGCGGCCACGATGACGCCGCCGGAGCGGTCGGCGTGCACCTCGGCGGCGAACGCGATGGGCGAGCCGGGCGCGAGTTTCTCGGCGGTGCGGGCGCCGTCCCACAAGGCGGGGGCGATGACGAACGTGTCCGAGGAGACCCAGAAGTTCCCGAAGGCGCGGGCGAACTCCCCCGGCGCCAGGGTCTCGGCTGCTTGTTCCAGAGCGCGCATCCCGATCGTGTGCCCTAGCGCCGGGTGATGGTCAGCGTAGATCTGAAGATCCGTGAGGTCGGTGCAGTCCGGCGGGATGGACCAGTCGAAGTAGGCGAGCCGGGTCGGGCGCCCCGTGCGCTGATCCTCCCGCCCGCGCTCCACCATGGCGCGCATCCACGCCGAGCGCCCCGTTCCGGCCGTCGACACGTACCAGGTCTGCGCCCACGGCCTCGTTGCCTGGGTCGGAACCAGCGCCTGAGTCAGCGCGGTTCCCTGCTCCATGAGGAAAGCCCAGATCTCATCCACGAACACCAGGTCGGCGTACTTGCCGTGCAGCGCGTCGGTCGACGGCGCGAACACGCCGAGCTGCCCGCCGTTGGCGAAGGTGATCCGCTCGCTCCCGTTGGCCCGCCGCACCGTCGCCAGACCCGCCAGCGGCGAGCGCTCCACGTGCTTCACAGTGGTAAGCCACGTATCCCGGGCGTCGTTGCGCTTCTGGGCGGTCATCCACGTCGCGGCGTCCGGCAGCATCAGCGACCGGTGCGTCATCACCGGGCGGAGCAAGGTGGTCTTGCCCGACTGACGCGGCACCGTCACCAGGACCTCGGGATAGCGGAACCCGATACCGGACGGATCGATCTCCAGGGCAACCCAGGAAACGTAGTGCTGCCACGGCATGAACGGCTGACCGAACGCGGCAGCCAGCGCCGCTACGGCCGGTCCGTAGCTACTGCTCCCAGGGGTTGGCCTGGTGCCCCACCGTGGGGGCCGCCATGGCACTGAGGAGCGCTGCCAGGGAGTCATCAGCAGCCCCCTTGGGCTCGGGGACGAGTCCGGCGAAGGTCATGACGTCCAGCACCCGGGGCAAGAGCTGGGCGACCGCGTACGGATCGTCGGCGGCGCCGTCCAGCGCTCGGGCCGCAATGCGGATCACGGCCTCAATGCCCGCGCATCTCGGATCCGCCTTGCCCCCGGCGCGGGAGGCCCGGATAGCCGCCTCCACCCCGCGCTCGGCGCGCCCGGCCACGCGGCGGGGGTGCGGGACGCTGGATCCCCGGTTCGCCCGTGTGCGCTTAGTAGACGCCATGACTCGCATTCTCCCTGGTCAGGCCCGTTTGGGCGCGTTATGTGCGGGACCCCCCTCCCTTGGCGGGGAGAGAGAACAGGGGGGCGCGGGGTGTCCGCGATGCCCCCCGCCCAAAAAGATCGTTCCGGCCCGGAACGATCTTGCTTTCGGGCCCCGCGGCTTCACTCTGCGTTTGTGCCGGCTGAACGCTCTGTCACCAGTCGCGTGAGGGCTCGGCGCACCAGCCGCCCGCACCCCGAGCCAGGTTGCAGGGGCGGCAGCTCCCGCGCAGATTGCTGCGCCGGTCGTCCCCGCCGTGAGCCCTCGGGATGATGTGGTCCACCTCGGCGGACGGCTCACCGCACTGCCAGCACAGCGGTTCCTCGGCCAGCACCTGGGCGCGCGTCTGCCTCCACTGCCTGGTACTGCCGGTCTCACTGAGCTGACTGGTCACCGCAGGTACAGCCTGGATCGCGACACATGGCGAGGTGATCCGAACAGTCATCGAGGATGCGCGCGGCCAGCGCGAGGTCAGCCGGATTGAGACGCTGCCAGTAGCTGGGCCAGCCGTTGGCATCCACGGTGCGCAGCACACTGACGCCGGGACCCGTAACGCACATGGTCGTGCCGTCCAGATGACCGCCGACCAGTTCGTAATGGCCCAGCCGGTACATCGCTTTGGTCAT